GATAGCTTTCTACTTGCAAGTAAATTAGTTGTTGTACCGGTAATAGTATAAGACTGGGTGCTAGGTGATAACTTTCTGCTTGTAATTAAGTTGGTAGTCGTACCTGTAATAGTATAAGACCGAGTAGATGCTGACAACTTTCTTGCTGTAAGTAAATTAGTTGTTGTGCCCGTAATAGAATACGATTGAGTGCTAGATGATAGTTTTCTACTTGCAAGTAAATTAGTAGTCGTACCTGTAATAGTATAAGACTGTGTAGATGCTGACAACTTTCTTGTCGCCAGCAGGTTTGTAGTTGTGCCAGTAACAGAATAAGACTGAGTGCTTGCAGCAACCTTCCTACCTACATACAGCCCGGTTGAAGTGCTGGTTATTGTAAAGCTTGCCGTTGTAGCGGAAAGGGAATAATGCTGATAGGAAGCACTACTCCCTAAACTGCGAGAACCATATGTTGATGTTCCGAATGGCATGCTGATTTAATATTAGGTTTTAGTTACAGATTAAAAAATTTGAATACTGTATATGTCAATACCAGCTGCATCTGACATATCATTCCAAGTTATGCCATCTGTCGAATACGCCATATTCGTTGTTCCTGTACCCTTTCTACCGGCGGCAATCCACCAGGTAGAATAAGCCTCTGTATCTGACTCGCTTTCACCAGAGACCGCGAAGAATGCCCGGCCTTTATAAAGGTTTTGGATTCCATTACCGAATAGAAAATGTATTGTAACTATTAAGGCACCTGCAAGAATAAAATTTAATATCGAATCTGTGAACTGTGCCAGGGCCATCCCCATCAATATTGCTGAACCACGATAACCAGCTGAGACTCTATGCCATTTAGCCGAATTAGTTAAATAAGCATAATAGTCTTTCGTTTCATCAATCTTCCATTTCTCCAGCCATCTTAAATATTCATACCAAGCGAAAAGCCAAGAGAATAGAAGTGTGGATAATGTTAAATATAAATAGATCATTGATATAGAAACCTTATTATTACTATTCCAGAACCACCACTGCCACCAGCAGAACTTTCGCTTCCACCTCCACCCCCACCAGTATTTGCAGTACCAGAAGTTCCAGTGCACGGAGAGACTGGACATCCATTTCCACCCCCATACTGCCCACTACCGCCAGAACCACCAGCAGAACTGCCACCGCCTCCACCTGCGTATTGTACTGAAGAACCAGATATGCTTGATGTTATTCCTATGCCCCCATTACCCCCTACTAAATCAGAAGCAGTTTGACCTATCCCTCCCATTCCACCGCCACCACCACCAGCACTATGCCCTCCTACATCTCCACTCTGAGCATTACCGCCATTATAACCTTGACTGCCTATACCGCCAGCAGTAGAAACTCTACCCCCACCACCACCACCACACCCCCCATTACTACCAACTACTTTATAAGTACCGCCACCACCCCCGCCTATTGCTGTGAAAGTATCAAAAACACTATTGTTTCCATTATTCCCAGTGCCACTTACTCCTGTACCGCCAGTGCCCACAGTTATAGTATATGCTTGTACGCTTACAGAATATCCCGTGCCTTGCAAAGCACCGCCAGAACCACCAGCACCAGAACCTACGCTCCCCCCGCCACCTGCTCCGCCACCTGCAATTACTAAATATTCAACTGTTTTCCCCGCAGGTGCGTTGGTAACTGTGAAAGTCCCTGATGTAGTAAAAGTATGGATTTCATAATTACCGGAATAAGTAACAGTACCACCAGTAGCTTGAATAAAAGACTGTGCTTTCTTTCCTATAAATCCAAAATTAAACATTTGCTATGCCTGTAAATTTCCTAATAATACCCAGGTGTCAGTTGCAGTTTGAAATAAAGTAACACCTCCGTACTGAACTCCAATTGCTAAATTACCTGAATCAGAATTTATTGTCACACCAGACCCCGCCGCAAATGATACCTTACCAGCTCCTAACGCTGCACAATCAATTCTTGTACCTACAGGAAAGGCAACAGATGAATTAGGCGGCACTGTAACGGTCACAGCAGATGCGTTAGCAAATGTGCATATCTTCCCAGCGTCAGTTAAAACGAATGTATAGGTTGTTCCAGTCTGTGCATTAAGAGGTGAGCCGACAGTCTGATTGCTTTCATCAAGTGTTTTATTTGAAATAGTTTCAGTACCTGTTTTAGTAGCAAAATTACTTTCAATGTCAGTAATCATTTTCGCTGTGAGCGCCAGCTCCATTCGGTAGGTCTTTCCAGCAGTATTCTTTGTCGATGCAGAAGTACTTTCCTGAGCCCTTGTAACAGTGAGAGTATCTGTACTCTTTGCTGTTACTCTTACAATCTCTTTATTAGGGTCATCAGCAGCCTCTACATAGTCAGTAACGTTCCACCATACAAGATTATAATTTGCAGTCGAAGGGTCTGGCAATTTCGCACCATCCCCTGACGACAAAACAATACTTGTTGCAGCAGCATCATAGCCAATTGATACGGCCACTTTGCCAAAGTTTACTACACCGTCTAGTACGGACATGATTTACTCCGCTATTAAGTTAAATCAAATACGCCGTTTACATTATCGAAGTCCAGCGTAAATGTCTCACCTGACGCTAAGGTAATGTCCGAGCCGTAATCGTAAAACCCTATTAAAGGCTTAAGAGGACTTGTAGGGGTGCTATTGTATAGAACAATATATCTAAAAGGTCCTACTGCTCCTGATGCTGTCAGTACTAAGTCTGCCAATATCAGTTTCAGTACGCCGGAAGTTTGAGCTGCCGATGTCGTTGTGATAGCCCTCGGTGAACAGTTTGTATACGAAATCTCCGTTAAGTCGCCTAGTACTGAATTTGTCACTACAGGCGCATAAGCTGCAGCACAAAGAGCGATTTCAAGCTGGTCCGAGCCAAGATTATGAACCTTATTTGCTAAGTCTGCCACAAACTGATTGATTTTTGTTAACGTAGCCATTTTTCTTTCTCCTCACTAAGTTAAATAACAATAAATAAACATGCACATTAAAATTTAACAGGGGCACCTGCTCTAGTCTTAGTATCCTTTATGCCATCATACTTCTGCAACACAACCCCTGCTCTATGTCTCACCCCAACAGCTTTTTCATTCGAAGAAGAAGACGATGGTTGACTTTGGGCAGATTGAGCCAGAATGATTTTTGTATTGTTATACTCTTTGTAGAACAAGTAGCCACCCGCAATAAAAATAATTAACAACAAAGATATAAATGCTTGTCTGGAGTTTAGCTTCTTCTCAAGCGTTATGATTGCTGTAAAGAATTCCTTCAACCAAGACACCTCTCACTCCTTTACGTAAGAAAACATATAAGCTGGTACAGTACTACCAGCCCCACTCCACCTAAAAACAAAAACACGGTCGTCTTAAACTTAAATACATCATATGTGCCTAAGTTATCAATATCCTTATGCCGGCCAAGATTCAATGCCGAATTGTAAATAAACATGTACATCAACCCGTATGCAATTGCGTAAAGAGCATAAATAAAAACTTCAGACCATCCGCCAGTAACAAGTATTAAGATACCCATCACCACCCATGTCCATACCTGCTGATATAACTGCACCTTATGCCAATATTGGTCTTTGAAAGCAGTATCATCAATAAACTTAATATTCAGCCATGCGGTAAAGAATGTAAGGCTAAGAAAAATTAGCAAATACCATAAATGATTCATATGTATGTCTCCTGTTATAATAAATTTATGTTAATTAAGTTCATTACTTTTTCTTCATCCCCGATTCTTCCAATAGGTCCTTATCAGCTCCAAGGTTTTTCTTAGTTTCTGTAGAAGTAGGCGTTACCTGACTATTTAACTTATCTAGTAACTTGGAGGCGTACTTCGGGTTATCACCTATCAATTTGTCTACAAATTGAGCAATTACATCCTGCTTGGATAAAATGTCCATATGCATCTTCTGATAGGAGTCAAGAGTTTCCGTTAAAGACTTTATCTGCATTTGAAGACTTATAATCTTCTTTGAAAGAGATGAGTCTTGAACTGATAAATTGTAGTATGCCTGAGCGTAATTCTGACGAAGACTCTTAAAACTGACTTCATCATTTACCACTTGTGCTTGCACCTGCGTACTTATAACTATAAGTATAAAGGCTGTAAGAAAAAAATATACCCATTTCATAGCTTTGTTCCTTTTTATTAAAGTTACTCTCATCGGTTTTTAATCTGCGGCAGTATACATGACGCTTATACCTAGCGACCAAGCTGTATCAACATTTGTATTGCTGATACTTGTCATGGTGCCGTCGTCATTTACTTCCATAATGCCCATTGTAGAACTACTAACTGCAATTGCAATATATAACTTTCCTGCAATTGTACCTGCGTCTCTCAATACCGCCACCCCATAGGCAGAAGTTGAGTATGCTGTGCCTGCTGAGTTAGCAAAAGGTAACGAAATCTGCAAAGTACCACTAGGTGATGAAGCAGACGTAATTGATAGATATCCAGTCACGAAAACTTTTCTACCTATTTTTATATAACTTAATGTATTTGCTCCAGCGTCTAACGTATAGCTTCCACTTGTCGAACAGGTGATGGTTGCTGTATACGACCCTTCCTCATAGTCATCTAATGTATTTGCATTTGAAGAAGGTACCTCTGTTGCAGGAAAAATAACATTTGAAGTAGTTAATGTATCCGCTCTAGGTGAATACAAACTAGGAGATGTTTGAAATACTAATGCGTTAGTGCCGGTCTCGTTAGAAATGACTCCAGCAAGCTGGGCTGACGTAGTACTAGCAAACTGAGATAATGGACTGCTAGTCAAAGCATCTCCACCTCCTGAACCAAATGTTGTCCAAGACCCGCCTGAATTTTTATGCTCCAACGTACCTGCATTATCTCTAAATCCATATCCGTTTACACCCGACACTGTACCATAATTAAAATAATTACCAGCTGCCATCCTTATACCGCCAGAATAATACGTAGTGTCAACAAAAAGGAATAATTTAGATATCGGATTCATCTGATAGCCTGCTATGTAAAGATTTCTGCTCGCAGTTGCTCCATCATCAGTTGAATACAAAGTATTGCCGGGATAGGTTACGTCATTGGTTGCTCTTAAAGATATTCTACCGTACCCTGGGTTAGTTAATCGGAAATACTCACCAAAGGTTGATTGATTTCCATAACTGGTCAAAGGTCCGGTAGTAATTATACCATCTGCACTATGAACATAAAATGGGGGTACATCCCCGTACCCAGTTGAATAACCTGTAGCTCCGTCATAAATTGCTATAGGTGCAGGTTGAACGCCTGACACGGCAACATACTTTGCAGCTGCACTAATTTTTATAACAACCGAATCAGAAGCTCCATACACATCAGATATATTCATTATTGCGTTGGTGTCAGCCAAAATAGCAACACTAGTAGCCTCAATATGAATGTTGTGCAAATCAACTTGTGAATGTCGAGCCCAAATGGCCGCTGTCATGTACTTAGGTGCTACGATAGTTGCCTTTTCAATCTTGTTATTTGAACCTACCCCGCTTATTTTTATCCCCGCCCCAGTTACGTCATAATTTGGATTAGATGAAAAGACCCATAAATTATTCATATCCCAGTTCTGAGCACCCGTGCCGTGTATGTAAATTCCATATAAACCAAATCCAGAAACAACCACGTTTGATATTGTAGAGTTCTCCATCACGTTCGAACTAGCCAAACCAATACTATGGGCTACGTTATTACAATCTATGAATAATTGAGTGACTGGCTGTCTGTAAATACCGCCTGCATCAACTACAGAGTCCCCAATTACTACGGCAGGTGTATAGGGTGCAAACCCTGCGCTCATCTTAAAAATAGCCCCTCTATTGCCTGTAAAGGCTGACTTTAATACAAATGTTGAATCAAGTATATGCGTCCCTGGAAGTATTCGCATAACAATTTGCCTTCCACTTGCAGCAAGTGTCGCCTTTGTAAGTGCCACATTATCAACTGTCACTCCATCGCCTTTGTCTCCATACCAAGCCGAATAGATTTCGTATATTCTTGCTCCCCCTACATTCACGTATCCATCGCCGTAAAATATCTGCCTATCAACAGGAGCTTTCCAGGAGCCTTTAATATCTAACGTATCCCCTAAAGGAGTGTTAACTGAGCCACTTCCTGTAAAGTCTAAAAAAACATTTGAAGGAGAAGTTACTGTACCAGTAAAATTTATAGGCGATGTGATGGCTACTGTAGCATCAATTGAAGAGGAATTAACAGCATACTGCAACCCCGTACTTCCTTCACCAAACCATATTGCGTAAATAGCAGGCGACTTGACTGAATCCATCCCTGCACCTTTCTGGAAATGCTGCGACATACTTGCCAATACGCCACCCTTAAATACTACATTGTCTTTGAATACAGCCCCCTCATCCAATACAACGTTCAAAGTTGAATCAAACGTAACGACCGAGGATGTATGTATTAGCCCTCTGGTGAAAAGAATTGTTCCTCCATGCGGTATAGACGCCTTGGTGCTAGTAATTGCAGCTAAGTCGTCCGTTGTGCCATCTAACTTAGCGTTAAACCAAATAGGATTTACATACGGCGTTTTAGCTGAATCAAGGTTAGCTCCATTGGTAAAATGTACAGAGTTGTCAGCTTGAAATCCACCCTTAAAGACTGGCGTGTTGGTGAACACCGCTCCTGATTCCAAAACTACTGAATTAGTATAAGTTGGATTACTTACAAATGTGTACGTACCTGCCTTAAATGTTGTTTGACTTGTGTAGGTAGTAATGCTATCGATTTGAGCTTCAGTCATTGACGGCACTACTGTACCTTTTACTGAAAGAGTAGAGTCGGGGTTCTGTACAATTGTCGAAGTGTCTCCTAACGTACCAAATACTCTGTTATTTAATTTCTGAATGGCAGTAGTACTTTTTAGCAATGAATCTGGTAGAAAGTACACCTGGTTCTGCCTAAGCTTCTGTGCTAGTGCAGCATTAACAAATAATGTTAAAAACAGCACTGTGAATAAAAATGTCATTCGTCTCATTTATGTCTCCTTAGGCCTTAAAGCCTCTTATGTAAATCTTATCTGCTGGTATTTCACCCGAGGCAGGTTGAGGTATGTAGCCTGTTAAAAATGTAATTGTAGTTCCAGATATTGTGTAACCAGTGTTTCTGATTAACTCTTGACCGTTCACTGTAACAACATCAGTATCTGTCATTACTGCCGCTGAAACAGAAAATGAAGTATTGACTCCATTAACTACTCCAACTGGAACTTCATGAATTAGTAACGATGATAACTCAACGACTGGCATAATAATACTCCGCTATTCTCTATTAAATTTTAACCTGTTTATCCGTTGACTTCAACTATTAAAGAAAAAGGTAGATAAACTTTTTAGGGCCTATCTACCTTACTGCGTTAAAAGCTAGAACTTTTTAGGAAATAACGTTATGAGTTCCTTTACCAAGCGCGTTTGCGTTAGCAATCGTCATTCCTATTTCTTCGTATCCAACGTACCCAATTGATGCTTCTTTCGGAGTATCGTCAGGCATAAGAATCATTTCGATACGAATCGGCATTACGCCGAAGAACCTTGGCTCGCCTATTGCGTAAACTGTGCCAGCCTTAACTCTACGACTAACAATGAGGTCAATACCCCAGATGTTACCGTAAAGACCGGTCTGTAAGATTTCACGCATAGTTACCGGATCCAAATCTCCCGTGCTCCAACCTCTGATGTCCTTAAACGAAGACATTCTCATCAATAAACCGTAACATGGAAGGTCGTGGTCCATAATTTTGGTCGTTAATGAATTTAAGAACGTCTTACTACAGCCGTTAGTAACTTCTGTAGTGATAGGATTGTTAGTTGTGTTGCCGGTTGCTGTTGATTCAAGTAATGCTAAGAACTGGTCATCTTCCTGAATCTGGGTCTGAATCTTGATCTTCTCCTGCGTTCTGTCCAGAATGTTGAACCTTCTTACCTGAATCTCGGACAGCCTAATCTGTGCTGGTGAGAAAATTTCCCAGGTTGTTGGTTCAATGTAGGTACCTTCGACAATCCATTTCCTTACAACGCCTCTCTTGGCGACAACGTATGAAGGAACCTGAACGTCTCTATCGTACCTTGCAATCTGTCCTTGTGCAAGTACGTCAATTTCGAAAAACTTACGCGCTGTACCGACGTAATCGAGTTCAGTCCTGATCGGCACGGCCATCTGTGCACCAAGTGCCTGTCTTCCACCCTCAGTCATGAGAGCTTCCCAGATACCATCTGAGTTCATCACTGCCTGGTTGTGAACAGCATAAGGGCTGTTGGTACCAGTTGATGCTGTTTTAGAAAGGGAATAACCCTCTCCAGGTTTCTGTCCAAAAGGCTTTATAAGTGTCATAATATACCTCCTTATGACTTGTACGAAAAAAGGTGGTGGTTAAAATGTTCTACTCACCACTAAGTTCTACACAGCCTTCAATTGTGTAGATAATCATTGAATTAAACTCTTTTATAAAACACTGTCAAAATTTCAAATTCTAAGAACCCTCTTCCTGCTACTTATTTAAGGTAGCAGGATTGCATTTGAGGGTCGCTATGCCCGATGAGGTAACGCTTAAAACCTCGTGATAACTCCAATGGTGTAGCTGTTAGCTGACGATGGAATTTCGGTCAGTTTACCTTTTACCGAACCTGTTGCTGTTGTGGTCCATTTACCAACGCCGTTAAGGTAGAGATTCTGATTGTAAGCACCTGATTCAGGGTTACCAGAAACTGTATCATAACATCTATCAGAACTTGAAGCAGCAACTTCCGCGGCATGGTCAACAAGAATCGTTGTACCTGCACCGTATAAAACGGTCACAAGAGAACCTGTAGGAGGTGACGCTAATTCTAGGTCATCGTCCATTCCGACGAATAACGCACCATCAGCGCTGGCGATTTCACCATAGTTACCTGTTGAGTCATACTGAAAAGCCTGACCCGGCAACCAACCTGTTGCAACTGTAGCATCAGCTACTGGCAACGAATCTCTTACAACTTCTTTCAAAAGGGTTACTTTTGACATTTTAGAACTCCGCTCTTTACTTACTGAAATAATTATTTAACTAACGATTTCTCTTACGAGAACGAACGAACACTCATTAACTATGATTAACTAGTCTTTCTTACAGGCAATCTTAACTTATCATGGGATACATTAAGCTTCTCAAGTTTGCTTGCTGTTGTCGTAAACATGCTTGAGAGGTCGTTACCGCCCATTGACGAATTAACTGCTGACTGCGGTACTACCTGTGATGCAGATTTTGATATCTTTGCATCGCTTTTAGTGTTAGGATTAAAATCCTCTGTACTAACTGATGCAGATGGCTGTCTTACACCCTCTGCAGAATTACCAACAATGCCGGTTTCCGTATCAGGAATATGTGCCTCTTTCATAATACTTTCATCTAGAGGCATTTGACCCAATGTAGCTTCTACTGCCAGGAACTGTGAATCTTCCATTGCGAAGAGCTCTTTTGTCTTTTCGTAAATAGCAACCTTGGTGAAAGGAATTGACCCAGCCGCAGCAAACATCTTTGCCACTCCGGCAGCCTTTCTTGCTTTTGCCTTCAGAGCTGCTTTTTTGTCTTCATCCAACTCTTCTTTCTTTTTCTTCTTTTCGTCTTTCTCTTTCTCATCAACCTTTGCTACTCTCTGTGAAGACATCTTGCCAGGGCCATCTTTCGCTTTACCAATCATCTCGCCTTTATTGAACGATTCAACATCGTCAGTTTCAGGTTTGTAACCAATTCTGTCTTTCATGTCATTTGATTCGCCTTCGACCATCTGACGTGCGTAAGCCGCATCACCGTAAGCGTCAGCGTAATATTTCCTAACAGTTGCTTTGTCTTCAACGCCAGCAGCTATCTTCTGAAGAGCCTGTTTGTAACTGGCCTCTTTAGCATTAAGAGTTCTAGCAACTGCTTTCAACCCGCCTCTCTTTACAACTTCGTCTACGATGTTCTGGCCCCAGGCCTTAGACGTAAACTCCCGGAAGGTCTTTTCATTCCTTGGCCCAACAGAGTCAGGTAATCCAAGGAAGTTGGCAACGATTCTTTTCTTTCGTAAGGTATCAGTAATGTCCCAATAGGACGCTGACCGGTCATTCAAAATGTGTAATGATGCATTTACGAAAGGCTCATTGCTATAATGATAATCGACATCGTTTAATCGATTTTCATCAGCCGCGTTAGGTCTCGCATCTTCAAACTTTTTGTCTTTATTAAATTCAGTCGCACCCGCTTCCCAATTCCTTAACTCCACCTCTGCAGGATTCTTACCATTTGGCCATTTGTCACCGGTAAATTTAGCACCAGTAGGAGGTATTGCGGTCGAAGTAGTAGTAAAACCAGCTTTTTCAAGCGTTTTCATAAACGCATGAATGTCACTAACTGCATTGGCTGCTTCTTTAAGAGATGAATTTTTAATTGTCCGAGAGGGGTCATGAGCTGCTTTTAAGAACGCCCAATGCCTAATTGCATTTTTAGCATCTTTAATCGCATTTTCTGCCGCTTGGGCAAGTTTATCAAGGTTTTGCATCTGATTAAGACTCGCTCTTTTCAGGCCAGCTTCTACTTCCCCAGATTCAACTTCGGTCTGACCAATAACGTCATCAAGATGTTCGATGACCAGGTCCAAATCTTTCTTTGCTTCATTAAGAACTTTCTTTGCATCGGCAGGAGTTTTTATCTTCTCTACCTTCTCTTTATCCTCATCAGGTAACTCGTCAACTGTTGACTGGTCAAAATCAACTGAATCAGGCGACATATCGTCCACATCACCTTTGAAATCTTGGACGTTATCTCTCGTTTCGCCCAACTCTTCCGCCATAGAGCGAAGACCTTCTTTTATCTCTGCACTTGATAAAACTTTCATTTTAGCATTCTCCTTAAAAATTAAAAGCTTTTAACTACCTGATTTATAGCCAACCGCACAAAGTAATACAAGTAAGGTCATAACTTTTTCAGTCATGCCACTCTCTACTAAAAGGTCACAAAAGGGGAAAGAGTTATGGACATAACTCTAAAATTCATTGTTGGTACAAATTCTATATGGTAGGTATAAGATGTATCACGTATAACTCAATGCTCTTACTCTCTGTCTCAACTCTCAAGCGTTAAGTCATGCCTCTGGTAATTTAATGTAAATAAATATATTTACGAGGTTAAGCGTCGGGTGGTTTGATTGTATATTTAACGTATGCGGTAGTCGGTATCACATCTATCTCTTTAGAAGCTTTGTCTCGGCGTGCGGCAATTTTATCTTTATCTTTCTGACTCTCCAGGTCGCCTCTATGCATCTGGTATGCAACTCTATCTACGTCCCCTAATTTCATTCTTTGCCAGAAACTTAACTTTATATTAGTTGCCTTATAATATTCATATTTCTCTTTTAGAGCCTGACCAAATATCTCCTGACAACCGTCACACCATTCTAGCACTATCATGCCCTTTACCTCTCTCGTATCTTTCCCGGTATAACGACTTCCACAAATACTACATATTTCACTACCGCCTTCAAAATGTAACACTATATCATGCCTCCATTTGTACTTGCCGTAGAGGAAGATAGTCGATTCAACTCTCCCTCCTCTGTGTCCTCTACGTATCTGCGTATTGCTGTATAAGTAGCCTCTATCTCTGACTCACCCATACCATATGCTTTTATTACCTCATAGTCCATAGAATCATGGTATATCTTAAGATATCGCATAGTCTTTGTACCTTTGTGCCGTTGAAAAAAAGTCACTACTTTACCAATCGCTATCTCTTCAATCATCTTCTTTTCTAGCAATTTCAATTGATTCCAATCTCTCTCCGGCTCAAACGCCGTTGTCTGCGCATACCCCTGTTTAATGGCCACGCCCATTAAGCTATCTTTTTGGATAGCTATTCCATACCATTTAGCTAGCATCCTATTGTCTTCATCTCTCGATCTTTCTTTCGCCTGGTTTGCTTTCACCTCTTTAACGTGAATGTTTCGCAGTTTTAAGCCCGCTATCATAGCTATCATTGTGTGTTCTTTACAATAATACTTATTTGTGCTTTCACAGTAATGCGAGGCTGGTAACCCGCAATTGAAAGTCTTTTCAAATGCTTTTTCGAGGTGTTGACATTTTCTATTACTTTCATCCTCTTCCTGCCCACCTTCAACTTCAACCTCCACCTCGCCTGGTTGACTAATATAGTCCGATAAAACGTATTCAAACATTTGTTTGGCCTGGTCTGCGTCAAATAAATTAGTACCAACCGGTTCATGCCTCATTGGATGGTCAGTGTGTTCGTTATACCCTGGCTTAAAGCTAATTCCTGCGTCCGGGTTAAAATCTTTTGGTAATTTCCAGTTAAGAAATTTATCTACTACCTTTTTTATGTCTATTTGCATTTCTATTCTCCTAAGTTTACTTTCTATTTTCGCCACCGGTTAAGCCGATCTCCGTTATAAGTATTTTTGGCTATCGTTCTATTATAACTGGTTTTTCACGTTCTTTATTTTTATACCTCTTTAACAATATCGTCGCTATTAGTGTATCCCATTCCTTATTCAAATTTACATCCTCAAAATCTTCCGCCAAAAAACTTATAACCCGTGCTTCAACCGGTTGGCTATCGCCCTCAATTACCATTAACTGTGTAAGAAGCTCATCATCCATCGGTTTCTCTAAAAATCCTTCGCTATACCAATCCAATCCAAATTTTGTTGAAAGTGCGTGGTGTATAGAATCATCTAAATATAAATCTCCTTCTTTCGCTTCGGTTTTTGCAGCACACAAAGCTATTGTTACTCCATTTATTGTTCTAATTCTTATTGCCATTTTCTAACTAACTCCTTTAAGCTTGTAAATTTCTTACACCACCGGTTAAGCGGGCGTTATAATTGTTTTTGGCTTGTATTCTTTCCATCACATTTTTTACAAACCTTCTGGGTTGTTCTTCCATTTTCTCTAAACTTTTCCCACCCAGAATCATTTTCGTTAGTAATTTTACACCCACATTCTAAACAAAAATCAAAATCAATACTTTGTATCGGTTCTATTATTTGCCAATCAGTTGTTGTTCCTAAATCCTTATCCATATTATTTCTCCGCCAAAAAATTTATAACTCGCAATTCAAAGCGAGTCGTTAATGTTTACTAAAAATGATCTTCTCAACATTTAATAATAATTGTTCTTGTTCAAGTTCATCGTCTTCAATTTGTTCTGTTATTTGCAACTTTATCTTTAATAATAAATCTTCAAAATCTTTAACTTTTGCTGGTATGCAATTATCTATTTTATCCAATAAAGCCGCACCTACTAAAATTGATTCGCCTGTTGTTAAGTCTAACGTCATTTCTCACACTCCCGCTTTAATTGCATATCCGTTAGCGTGACTTGCTCGCTTTCTTATCTTTCTGAATATCGGCAATCATTTCACAAACTTTAGTTTTATATAAAACATCAACTGTGTTTTTTGCAGCTTCAATTACTCCAAGCAATTCTATTTGGTTAAATTCCTGTAAGTTTTCAAACAAGATCGCGCCACTTTTATAAATTTCAATTATAAGTTTCCGCTCGCAATCATCGCTAACTCCGGCTTCAACCGGTTGGCTAATATAATCTGACAAAACATATTCAAACATTTGTTTGGCCTGGTCTGCGTCAAATAAATTTGTTCCAACTGGTTCGTGTTTCATTGGTGGCTTTCCTTGTTTAGCCATATACTCGATATTATATTCTGGCTTAAAGCTAATTCCTGCGTCTGGGTTAAAATCTTCTGGTAATTTCCAGTTAAGGAATTTATCTACTACCTTTTTTATGTCTATTTGCATTCCTTGTTACTCCTTATGTTCAATTTCTGTTCTTGGCACTGACTAATACCGGTCTACGTTAGCGTGATGAGCGACTGTCGAACAGCGGTATATCACCTATCTTAAATGCTAATGGAGTTAGTTTTGAGTGAGTTGGGAAATCTTCCTTTGTTATTTTTATAAAGTATCCCAATGCCTCACTTTCATTATTTGCGATTATCTTTCTAATCGAAGCAGTTACGTCATTTGTCAGGTCGTTTCCCTTAATAGTCGTTTTTATACAATGTTGTAGCACTAAAAATTCCTGCCCGCCGTTTGCGTTTTTAACTTCGGTTTCAACAACTGACTTCGCTTTCGCTTCGTCAGCTTCATAGTAAAGTTTTAGGTTGGTGTATAGAGAGTGCAGGGCTGCATCATTAAATGAATCGTTCCCTATCCCCAAATCTTCTACTTGTTTAATTATTTTTCTTAATAGTCCCATTTGAATTTCCTTTTTATTTCCGCTCAGCAGGTTAAACCGCTATCTGTTAGGCGGACAAAAAACTTGCCCGCCCAACATTGTGAATTATTTCTTATTGTTTGCTTCAGCAATAAGCCAATTATTCACCGTTCCTAATAATCGGTTAAGCACATCCAATAGCTGTATGTTTGGGCTATCGGGTTTCAATTGCTCACCAATTTTGGTAACGAGAGATTTTTGTAACTCTTCCATTGTTACTCCGTTTTTTGCCGCCTAACCAGCAATTCTACTCCGAATTGCTATCAGATACGGACGTTTATAATTTACCTTTAATAAGGCATTAAACTTTTAATAAAATAATTTGTCAATTCCCGCAATCGGGTAAATTGCCACTCTGTTATACGGAAATTTTGCTTAGACTTCTTAGAATATCTCGCATCCCTTCTCTTACTTGTAGTTCTATTTCCGTTATCGGTAGCCATCCATTATTATCGCTATCCCACATTACATTATCCATAAACTCAATGTAAAATTCATACCCGTCAGTTTTTAATGTTACTGCTGGTACAAAACTTAATCCTTCGCTTTCTTGTATGCTTTCGTTTATGTTGTTAATCAGATCTCTCAATGCCGCAAAATTCCGTATAACCAGCGGTTCAAGCCGAATGGCTAATTTTAATCCCGCTATTTTGCCTCTGTAATAATTACGGCTCTCCATTTCCGTAGTGGCATCCATTTTCTTAGTTAGCTTTTTTATTTCTGCTTTTATTATTTCGTTCATAGTTTAATCCTTTTATAAAATTCTTTTTTCGCCATCTGGCTTAACCGCCACTCTGTTATGTTCGCTCGGTCGCTTAAATTCGTATCGTTATTATATTGGTGTTGCCATTCAATCTTTTGGTTATATCCATAATATTCGCATCTGTAATTCCATTCATACTATCCGTGTGTATATGAAAACGCCTTTGCTCATCAGTAAAATCACTATCATCATCAAATATTAAATATTCCGTGTCTGGGTGTTCGTTAAGCCACTTTTGTATCTCTGCACCTCTATTAGTGTTTAATAAATCTGTTTTCCAGTCTTTATGCAAAAACTTTTTTAAGTCGTGTTTTTCTAATTGTGTATGCAGTCTTTCAGCATTACCCCGTCTCCAAGTTGAGGATATAACAATCTCGTAATTATGATTTTCGCAAAGGCGTTTAATTATGGCAACACCAACGGGATCAAACTCATTCCACATTCCACCACCATCTAAAGCCGTGCAAGTTCTTAAAGAGGTTAAAACTCCGTCAATGTCTAAAAATATTATTTTCATTTACGCTCCCTCAAAACATAACTATTGCATCAACCCGAATTACTTTTTTAGTCGGGCTTTCGGCAGTAGTTATTTTGTTAATATTATTTTTCATTTATTTAATCTTTCTCTTTCCGTAATCGGGTTATGCAAAGCATCGTTATAGGTGTTTTGGGCTATCGTTTAACCAACTATCTATTGCAGTTTGATTGTGTAAAACTATTCCCATCTTTTCATATTTTTTTGCACACTTATCGCATACACACACATACGCTATGCAACGTTCAATCATCCATTTATCGTAATCGTTAAAGTGGTCTTTAATTGTAAGCATATTATCATCTACGCCTCTTAGTTTGTGTCCACACGTTCCAATTACTTCTGCCATATTTACACCAAAAAATTTATAACTAAGCAATCAACAACGACTTCGCTATCGCTTGTCGTTTTTAAGGGTATAACCTTATTTTTTATTTCTTTTTTCATAGTATAACCTTAATTTTTTACGCTTGCGTGTTATCGCCCCAATGTTAGCCCGCCATTATTCTATAACGGTTCTTATTACTTTTTCCGGTTTTTGCCTTCCATTTATCTGTTCTCGTATATTAAACATTGTATCTACCAGCAAACCCTGTAGTTCAAAGGCTGAAAGATGTATTGCAATTCTTTCTATCGAATCAGTCTCCTCGCCCTTAGTCCTTGCAAGGATATAAAGCTGCTCATTAGGCTCTAATTTTGTTTTTTTAATGCGGGCTAACAAGCGGCTCAAATCTGACTTCGCTATCGCTTTGTCAGATTTTGGGGTTTCGTTTTTCTCGTTCATTTTTTTGTCCTTTAAGTTTATTTATAAATTTACACTCAGCAGTTTAGCCGCATATCCGTTATACGGAAAACCGGCTCACTATGTGGTTAATTCTTTTTTAATTCTATCATCAAAAGTTTTTGCCGTCCCGTGTTTGCTCATTAAAGTTAATGTAAATCTTATTCCCTCTTTTCTTGCTTCGTTCATTGCTTCATTAAAATTATCTTCGTGTATCCACTCTCCTATATTACCGGTGTATGTGCAAAGATTTTTCCATAAACTTTTGCAAAATTCATTAAACTTGTCCGCCGGTTTCCGCATAACAAGTTTTTCAAGCGGACGGCTATCATCCGCTCCATATTTTACGAGTAAAGAAACCAAAGTATCATATTGGCCTCTATCCTCTTTTCTTAAATCTCCAAATTCACTTTCAATAATTTGTTTTGCTTCTTTCTCTTTCACTTTATTCTCCAATTTATGTTTATAAAAAAGTTATCGCCGCCGCTTAAAAACCACGCCGTTATGCCGAAAATTGCTAACCTTCAGTTGTATATTTAGACCCCGTAATAAATTTATCCCGACAAGGTTGATTCAAATCTATTTGTTCGTTATCGGCGATTTCTGTATCAGATGCTTCCCCCATTAACCACACCCCATAATTCTGTGGAGAATTAGCCAACTTTTTTAGTCCTTCGCCTGTAATAAATTGTTCTGTAGTGGTTCTGGGTATGCCATTTATGTTTAATATGAAGATGACTTCTTCCGCAATTTTCGGCATAACTCTCGGCTCAATTTGACCGCTAAGCTCTTCGGCTAATTTCAATAAATTTTCAGTGGGTATTATTAATCCTTCTTTTTGTGCTCCAATAAAGTATTTGCTAATTAAATCAACATAATAGTTTTGGTTTTTCATAAGTTTCCTTTTGTTTACGCTCGGCAAGTTAGCCGGATAACTGTTAAACCGACAAGCCGCCTACCTTTTAATTTGCATCAAATAAGGTATAACTTCGCAAGTGATAATTCCTTTTTGCCAACTATCAGCCCACGCTTTATTTTCAAATATTGCAGCCGGAACTTTATCATCAGGGTATATAACAGCCCAATACTGCTTAACTTCAACCCCAATTTTACTTAGTTCTTTATTTAATAAGCAAAGTTCATCGTAATTTAATTCTTTATTTCCGGCGGCTTGCTCGGCTACGTTCTCAATTTTATTTATCATTGTTACCCTCCTTAAATTTTTCTTGTTCGTTACAGTTGCATTTATTTACGCCTTTTTTAACTAACGGCTCAACACGACAAAAATTATCGGTTGAGTTCTCATTAGTCTGTATGTTTAAGTTCTGTTTCAAATAAATCCCTTTTTAGTTTTGCGTGTTAGCCTCATCTCGTTAAAAAGACCTTTGGGCTTAAACCGCAAAAGTCTTAATAAAACGCTCATTGTTCTCAACTACCATAAAGTGTAAATCATAGCTTGGCGATATTATCATCATCCCATTTTCTTCTTTATAGCAATTATAGTAATCTTTGTTTTTGGGATTTTTTTTATAAACACTTCCTTTTGGTATTATAAAACCAAAAAAATCACTATCCTCATTTACCACATATATTCTTTTATCCATTATGTCCTCCTGTGTCGCCCAAAGGCTGTTTTAACTTGCAACTCTAAAAGAATTGCTATTGTTTATAAAATTTTATTGCCTCATATCTGCCCGTAAATACAAACCAAGCATCTTTAATACGTTCTATTAAAGATCTATATTTGTAATTCTCTGGTCTGGCGATTACCCATTTATTATCAATTTGGGTTGCATTATTTACAAGTCCATCAATATGTAACATTTTAATACCTCCAAGTTCTGTTTTCTATTTCCGCAATCTTTTAAGTTGCGTATCTGTTATCCGCAGCCTCGAAGACTCGTCTGCGGATAACGGCTCCGGCGTAAAAATTAAAAGCAGCTTTCATTCTCCGCTTGTGGTTAAGTATTCATAAAGCTCGTCATTTGGCTGAGTCATCACCTGTAATCTTAAAATTGCATAGGCTTTTTCTAACTCAACGTGCATTTTTGCTAAGTCCAAATGACTTGTCCTTGTCAGATACATCTCTATTTTTTCATCGTCCGTCATTTCTACAATTTCAAAATATTTTGCATCTACTTCTTTACACTTACTCATAAAGGTCGCTCCTTTCAATTTTTTAATTTTTACCTCTTTCTATTTAGCATCTCTCAAGTCTTCTCGGCGCGGATAACTAACGGGTCAACTTGGCTTATGACCGGAAGCTAATTTGTTATTATTTTGAACAGTAAAGCAACCAGTGCCATAAATGTATAAAATAATATTAGGGAGACACATAAGGCATAACCACCCTTAAACGTTATTTCCACTTCATTTATTCTTTCAATTATTCTTTTTAACATCGCTTCCTCTGATTTATTTATTCCAAGTTTCCGAACTATTCCTGCCGTGCCTTGATAAAGTTCTGGCGGGGCAAGTTACCCGCCGGAGCCGTTAAACCGACTTGCTTGTTTTTAGCTTTTCAATTCTATCCCTAAAATCATCTTTCGTGTATTCTGTCCACTCCACACCTAAATTATTAAGATCATTTAGCCAATATTCATTTTCATCAATTTTAGCTTGTAATATTTGTTCATCGCAAGCTGGTTTAACTGGCAACTTAAGCGGAACAAAATTTTTCTTAATCCATTCAGTAGTTATTTTAGTCATCCCATCTTTATCTGCTTCTATTATATCATAGCCCCAACCATCTTTTACTGTCGCACTCTTCCATAATTCTGTTAATTGTTTTTCTAATTCTTCCATATTTTCTCCTTTTTATTATGGTCGGCAAATTAACCGCCGGAGCTTCGTTATAGCGATAAGCGGGCTAAGATAAATTTATTTTGTCAATACTTATATCATTGTCCCACCAATCTATCAAATAGCGTTTGCCTTTCTTGATCCCCCACCAAAAGCGGGTCATCAACTTCGCCAGAGTTAATTGTAACTACTGATAATTTATAACCATTATCGCTTTCATAAAAATCTCCTTAGATATTGAATAGGATTATCGGATATTACCATTTGTTGAAGATGATATTGCCAAGCATAACATTCTCCGAGAGTATCAGGGAATTCTTTGTCATTGCTATCCTCAACAAAATCATACTGAGGTCTGATGAACGCTTGACCATTTCTATCATCAACTACTTTATTACCCCAAAATGCTTTGGCAAATGGATGTGAGAATATGATAGAATAATATGCCTTTAATTGGAATAGGTCATACTCTATATCCATTTGCTCGTAATAGGCACCTTCAGAATGCACGAAACCATTAGCTATAGCTTTATCGAGGCTATTAGCTAGTATTTCTCTATCAGTTAATCCCATAATGACAGCTCCTTACATTTACTTTTATATATTTACTACACTATTATCATACAAAGAGTCATGACCTTTTTACGACAGCCCTTAGCAGATTCCCCATGTATCAGAATTTTCGAAGTCTATGTCAGTATCAACAACTCTTACTGACGTTTTTCTTTTCGCAAAAATCGACACAATAAAAAATACTAGTATAAATAACTTTTTCATTTTCCCCTCTGTATGCTAAATTTACTTTTGTTTTTGTTTTCGAGCCCATTTAAGAAACTTTATAGCTCTTGCTTTAGCCTCTTTCTTACCAAACTTAGAAATAGGAAATACTTTTTCAATATACTTACTTTTCGCTGCTGGTACTTTAACGGCATAGTAAGGTTGTCTCCCGACGTAATCGTAATAATAAAGACCTTTAATATTTGTAATCATAAATTTGCCTCCTTTTTACGTATAACTCACACTTTAATCTTCTGACCTTTATTTGCGATAGTAGGATTCATAAACTTTTTCAAAGCTCTATTCCGAGTGGAGAGATTGCTAATATAATTACTTTTTGTGGTCTTAGAGTGGATATGATTATGTAATAGTTCTTGTAATTCCCGATGCTCAAAATCTGTTAACACAATAACATTTACAGTCGGATAGCTCATACAACTTATTGCTCGTTTTTTGAAAGTTCTTCTAAAAGTTCTTCTAAAAGTCCCTCTAAGAGTTCAGGCATGTAAACTTCCATAAATTTAATTGCAGCCATTTCCGCCTTGTAGTGAAAATGTTCATTATTATACTTCGGGTCTCTCTCGTACTCAGCAACCCCTAATTTATGATTCGACATTATTAAGTTCCTCATTACAGTGGTCAGCGCTGCTTTATCAACGAACCTCTTCTGAAACCACTTCCAAAGTTCCTCAGAATCAGTAAAAGTTTTTATTGTTCGGCCACTTGGTACTTTCTCAGGTAAGTCGCCTCTGAATGCAGTAAACTCAGCTAAAAACTCTTTTTTTGTTTCAACATTTTCAGGTAGACTGCGATTTTCTTTTACCTGAGCCTCAAACGCTATTTGAGCATTTACTAACTCGTCAAGAACTTTGTCCGGTATTTTGTTTCCATGCCTGTGATAAGCTGTTACCTTGTTCACTTTTAAATACAATAAAGTTTCTCTAGTCATATAGTCACCTAATTTTTCTCTTTATTTTATTTTATTTTATTTTATTTTATTTTATTTTATTTTATTTTATGTTTATCCTTCCCGTGCATTATGTCACGTACTACTAACGTTAACATACCTTGAAGAAGTGAATAACAGAATACAACAAATGCGCTGAAAACTGTTGTCTGCACGTACGGGAAAAGAATAATCGCACAAAGTGCTTCTAAAAAACCAAGAGCAAGCGCGTAAAGTATTAAATAAGACTGCCTCTGTAACTTGACCATTTAAATTACCTCATTGATAAAAACACTACACTCTACTTCTTGGACAACTTATCAATAAAATTACAGATGTCCAAAAGGCAAGATTTGTTAAATATTACATCCTGTTTGTACTGAGTAAAACAATACTGCCGCCAAGGTTTATAGTAAAACAATATACCTAAAATGTCGTTTGATTTATTGTTCCGGCATTCCCACTGGTCTTTGTCACCAGGTTCCTGTTCCGTTTTACTTGCTTTTACAAAATGAATAAATTTGTACTTCGTTTTCATTTCAATCTCCTGTCACCGAATTACAGCTCAGATAAAATTAACATTTCTTTGTCCCAGGCGCCTAGTATGTAATAATATAATCCAAACGGTGATGACGCAAGTAAAATAGGGTCTCTTCTTTGATAGACTTTCTGAAATAAGTCTTCGCCGGCAATAACAGTAAACTTGGGCTTCTTGTTACAGATCTTTTCTGTTACTTCAGTGAAAGTTTTCATTGCCTGTATTGCTTCAGCAGGAAACTCAGGAATAAAAATATCAGCAGATTTATGTACTAGTTTGTACTTAGCAAGTAAAGCGTCAATTTGTTGCTGCTCAGTCGTATCAAGCGAATCAAAGTAAACTCTATGCTCATTGTACTTTTTTCTATTTTCAAGTAATACAAGCATACCATCTACGTCTTCTTTTGTATACGTACCGCCGCCTCGATTTGAAATGTAAGTTTGAGCGTCTTTCAACAAAGTTATTTTATCTTCCAGTCCAATTAAATCAAACTTTCTCGGCGCAATCTTTAACTCACCCACTACGTCGATAGGCTTAACAGTTTTTCTTAAACTCTGTAAAGCTTTTCTACGCTTACGAGACCTCCCGCCACTTCTTGGGGGGCTGACAGGGTTACCTACTGCTTCCAGTTCCTGACCATACCCGCCTGTCCATAAAGAATCAAAAGAAATTATGTATGTGTCTCTCATATGGTCGTATGATTCAGAAGTCATCATTCTCATACCTTCAGATTTAGAATCCTCTTTAGAATCTTTTTTACCAGTAGAGAAAAACTCAAAAATCCGCTTAAATACTTTCATCGCTTAACCTCTCTTTTAAAATTATATCAAGATCAAAATCTGGCATGGTGTTCCGAAAATCGGTGAAAAAGTGTTCAACTCTCACTTCAGGTATACCTAGCAACCGTGCAATTTCAGCATACGTTAAATGTTCATAATAATATAATACAAGTATTAGTCTATCTCGTTCTGACAAATTCTGAAATACTTTTAAGTACGTATCTATAGTATTCTTGTCCTTCATCTCTTTCAAAGAGCTATCACCCATCTCGTCACTACCTTCTGCGGTTAACATTCAGGATTTCCAAATAATTGAATTTGCAATTGACTGTTTCGTGCACTTTTAATAGTTCTTTTAATAGTTCTTTCCACAGCTATCTTTAGTCTTCTAAATTTTAGTATGTAGTATCTAGGATAATCAGTTTTAAAGTCCGCAGCTGCCCCATTTATAATCCAATCGTATGACTCGTCACCGAGCCGTGCATGCAGTATAATATTTTGTCTATGAATTTCAATTGTGTAGGCTACAATTTTTATAACCCCAAACAATACCAGACCAATAATAAGCAAACCTAACCCGTTAATTACCAATTTTCACTCTCCTGCATGTTACACATTACGTTTAAATAAAACCTTATGCAAAACTACTAACGTACACAACTTGTACGTAACCTCGATAAAAAAATTCTCGTGCTCCTATGTGCTGATGGTTGGGGAAATAATCATATAACTGCTGATTTTTAAAGGCAATCATCCAGACATCACCAGTGCAGAGAAAATACCGCACGCCGTTCTCTTCTTTGTAAAACTTTAAGTTTTTTGCTTTTAACCGCAACATCACACCCTATTCTACAAATAAAAAATGAGTTAACAATCGCCTCTACAGCTATGTATCTTTACCAACTTTAGCATCTAAAAACTTCTGACAGTTCCCGAATCTCAACTCCATATGAGTAGTAGCAATCTTTACATCAGCAATCTCTGTAAGTACCTTGCTTGTGTCCATATTTTTTCCTCTCCAATGATGCGTCAATACAACTACAAGCTCCGATAGTTCCTCGATAGCTCTCATAATGCTATAGGTTTGGGGCCAAACCCGAACTTGATACTTTATAACATCAATTTGTTCAGGGCTAAACTCAGAAAGCACTTTTCTCTTTTTTGAAGTTTTAAACGCCTCTGTAACAGTCATCTTCTCACAGCTATTATGATACCAGTCGATTAAAAAAGCTATCACTTCTTCAATTGTTTCCAAACCTTCTAACCCAGCCCAGCCTTTTTGATGACGTAATTTTTTCTCTAAAAGATTCATGATTAGGAGATATCTTCCTGCCTGGTCAGTGACTCTCCCAACTAAATCTTCAATTATTGTATCACGCATTTCAACTTCTTCAGAATGCAATAAAACTAACTCACGCAACTCTGTGAGAAAAGCTTCTGTATTAAATTTTTGATGAATAGGGTCTGCTTGCGATTCATCAAAATTCCATTCAACTTGAACTTTCTTAGCAGTGTCCACTACCGCCTCTATTAACGGAAACTTATTTAATTGATTTTCTGATAACATTTAATTCCTCCTGAAAAACTATTTCATATTTAACTGAGTTTTTATAGCGGCCTTTGGTATAGCACAGTGTCTTGTATTCCGTATATCTTGACCCCAAAAAATTTTACTTTCCTGGTGCTATCCACGCCTCTTACACTCAAAACAGCACTAACTCCTAGTCTTGGGGATGTGTAGAACATACTCGGCGACAAAATAGTATCAATAGAAGTGCCTACGTGGTCTTTTGATGTGTCTCTTATCTGTACGAGTAACGTATCATTAAACGACCCAATTGAATACTCGGCCCAAGGTTCAGGTGGGGTAATCAATAAATCCAAATGAATAAAATATATATTACTTAAAGCTATTAACATAGCAAAAAAAATTATAAACGCTCCTATCACGATAATAGGGTTTTTCAGCCAATGGCGTAAACCTTGAAAAAATCTTTTCATTTAACTACCTATTTATTCGAACTTAGTTACTGCTGCTATCAGGTTCTTCGTCTATTTGATTTTCATACATAGTTGCTACTTTACCTATTGCAAACTCTCTGTAGGCATCCACAATTTTCACATTGGATTAAACTCATAGCTCCACTTTTTATTTTGTTTTATTCATTTCCGCGTAATAGATATCTCTCCAAAACAAATATTGTCGGTAAGCCAGGTCATGCAACCCGAACGATGTTACATTACCAAACTCTTTTGCTTTACAATCCTCGCACATACGAAACTCACCAATTATGAACATTAAAGACTTTATAGCTCCGCATTTAATGCACGAACAATTATTATGCTCTCTTATGGTCACTGCTACGGTATCCACTAATAGACTCCGAGTTATAATGAGTGTCTAAAAAATCTATGACGCTTTTCACCGTTGTAAATTTGTCCATGTTATCGTCATCGATATGGATGTGCAAATCTACTTCCAGCCCCATGCTTAACTCAACTATATCAAGAGAATCAAGTCCAAAAGAATCAGTGAGAGAGGACTCTTCAGATATACTTTCAACCTCCACAATAGCTATGTCTGAAATACGCTCAATTACAACAGCTTTTAGATCTTCCCTAGTTTTACCCAACATACGCTAGTACTCCTTTTTAAATAACAAATTTACATATCACAGTCACAAAAAGTAGAATAAGAAACAACGCCACGCTACCGCATACTAGTATGAAGTTTAGTAAATAAAATTTTATACTGCGACTGTCAAGCACTGATACGATTTTTACTAAAATACAAATTAAAATGAGTGCGCCTATGTCAATACCGATTATGTTCTGTTTCAAAAACTCAAAAATTGGTAAACTTAACTCTGTTAGATGCATTTCTCACCTCTAATAGTTAGACACTCTTTCCAAAGCCAGTTGAGCGGTTAAATCCTCTTTTAAGTTATAAACTTCCATAACTCTCTGCATGCTTTTTTTGTTATACGTAGCTTCTATCTCTTTCACATTTTCTCCCTCTTTGACGTACACCGGATAATCAGTATAGTCAAACGTATCACATACTATGATACAATGTGTAGCATTTTGGTCTACTCCCCGTTTCAGCCAACTGGCAATTTCTGCTTTTGACGTCATTTTACTTTCCTTCTTTTATTTCATTTACTCATCTGCTTATTCTTAGCACGAGCCTTTTTTAACTGAACTCTATACAGAGATAAACATTGTTTGCAAAAATGTTTTGAAGTTCTATGAAAACTAAGTAACCCGCTCACTTCAGATTTTATAACGCGATTTTCAAACGGTATACTCCGACCACAAAATACCCTGGACGACCATGCTCGCAAACCTTTTTCAATATGTAATTTACTCAAGTTTACTCTCTTTACTAAATTGATTTTTTCTATTGATTAAAAATTGGATTGCTTTACTATTAAAAGTTAGAACAACTCCATTCTTTCTTTGTCGACGGCTTTCAATATAAGGGGTTAAAATAACACATCCAGTTCTCTGTTTACTAATCCCACTAAGCTGTCTTATTCGTTCACGTGAATACCCTGTTTTTCTGGCCAGGTTTGCGACAGTTAACGAACGGCTACTATGTCTTCTTTTGTAATTTTCCTGAATTAACTCCCACGTACAATTTTCTTTAGTGAAATCTTTAGTCCGGTCTTTCCTAGTAAAGACGTACTCTATGCCAGGCCGAGTTCCTACGTCTTGCATAAAATTAGGAAATGAAGCTAACCACCTACTGCAAACTTTAATGCCTCGCCCGCCAGTAACGGAATACCTGTAAAAAGATTTATGATAACAAGCTTTTATCATATTCTTGTACAGTCGATAATGATATTTTGTTTCCTTCCGCACAGATACTCTTCCCAACTTCGTCTCGTATGGTCTGCACCCACAACTTTTAGTCATTCCGGATAATAAATTATTTAACCAAATATCTTTTTCAGTCCCGCATTTACATCTGCAATGCACTTTATGTATCTTTACTTTAGTCTTCCCATACACCTTCGTCTCAACATAACTTAAGACCGTTAAATAGTTATATGTTTTCCCAATAAATTTCTGAAGAAATGGCTCTGACGGGTTTTTAGCATCATCCATTGACTGTACCTGTAATTTTTAGTTGTGTGTAATTATACTGCTAGGCTTAACAAAATCTTTCAAAATTGTTTTCGTAATCCTTTTCATCCAAAGATCAGAAGTAACTCTTTCCATTTTTGACATATACATATCACTGTACGCACCGTAATAATTTCTAATTATTTTGTCAAGTAGTCCTTTCCCGGTCTGACGATTCTTAAGAGCATCTTTTATAGCTAAAGATAATATATAGCTACTAGCATGAATATTGATATCCGGTAGGTAAAGGTCTGTTTCTGCCTGTGCAATATTATGAGCCTTTAACGAATCTTGCCAAATCGCCCACATTACGCCCCCAAGACCCGTCGCATGCGTCTTAATAATCTGCCCGTGTAATTTTATTGTAACAGTAGGGTGATCAATATTAAATTTGTACTCTGACTCTACTCTGAAAATAGAATGCAGCAACCCAATTGGAATTTTATACTCCATAGAGCAGGAGTCAATTTCAGTTAAAATAATATTTTGCACTCTGGCTGAAATTGTTCCGTAGGTTTGTAAGTCTTCTCGAACTAAGTCTAACTCAAAAGATTTATTATCTGCTGGCGTAATTTCGAACGTAACAGGAGATTTTTTAACGAAAGGCCAGGTTGCAGGATTACCAAATACCGCACCTAATATACCGATGAAGAGCGCAAGACTGCAAATAACAATTATTAGTATAACAACAGCTGGTTTTCTTTCTTTTTCTGTCATCTTACTTCCTTCCTATTGTGTATAAAACTTATATTTGTTATAATACAAGGAAGTCAAACAACAGTAAAATACTTTTACTCCTGCAATTTCACGTAATTATCAAATTTTGTTTCCCAAACTCCCCGGCTAATTAGCTCATCAAAAGTGTGTCCGTTCTTACTTTGAATTTCTTTTTGAATAGCCTTTTCTGGTACATCTTGCAACGACGCCGATTTAATCAACGTCCCATGTTCCGGATATTTTACAATAAAAATTCCACACCTTTCGTCACATTCTCTCCCTACCAAAGCAAACCCGTTTGCTTTTTTTATAATCCATTGCTTTACAGAAGCTTGTGCTGGACCTAATTCAGGGTTAATTAAATTCTCTGGGTTATCCACGTTAGGTAAATCAACGGGAGGGTTCTTCGCTTTCTCAGAAACTTTCTTTAATGCAGTCACAGGCATCGGAATTAAAATATCCCCATAGTTGCCTGTAAAATTAACTAAGACACTATTCTCGGTGAAAAGTTTCTTCATAACGTATCCAAACTCATTTGAAATTACAGTCTCAAACAGTTTTCGAACCTCAGCAGCTTTGTTTGGGGTATGTTCATAATAATCATTTAAGTTAAATGTACTACCAGCATTAGTTGTGTCGTAATAGTTCATTACTTCATCGAGTTCTTGAGGGTCAACACGAACTTTGTCTCCAACAGCAATATCGTCAAGAGATAGTCGAAAATCTTGCCATGCTACCTTATTTGCCGCATGTTTCCCTGTAATCCCTTTAATTCTCCCAATAGTTCTCGATAACAATGACTCTTTTACTGGCTTCTCTGTTTTCTGCTGTTTCTCATTAGTCTCTGGAACAGAAGTAGCTTGCGGTTCTGTCTGAACAGGAGTTTGATGCGGTTGCGGTATAGGTGGATTTGTTACATCAATAGTAACCGTTCCATCAGGTTTTTGATTAAACGACACTTCTGCTTTCTTAAACATTTTTCTCCAGCTAAAAACTTTCTTATTCGGTGACAGCGCACTAAATTGCATTAAAAAAAAGTCATTCCAAAAATCATCCGCACCATAAATATCTGGTATATCCGAATGCCACTTAATGTTATGGTCCGCTAAAAAATCTACAACGTCTTCCGGCACTACTTCTTCTGGAGAATGTTTTGCCATAATAGCTTGAGCAAGAATATGTAAGTCTTTTTCAGACAAGTCTTGCAACTCTTCACCTTCAAAGTCTTTTACAGTTCTTACTCGTTTTTTAACCCGTAACGTATCTCCTTGATCGTTGCCAATATCCGCCCAAGATACTTTTGACTTTAACTGAGCATCTTTTGTACTCTTTGCCGGCTGTACAGGCTGTTCCTCATCTGCTTTCATTTCAGCAACTTCTTCGTCGGCCTTAGGTAAAGGTTCCTGCGGTGTTGTGACATCAATTGAAACAGTTCCGTCAGGCTTTTGGTTAAATGACACTTCAGCTTTTTTAAGTAAACCTCTCCAGTCTCTGCACTTGCTCATTTGCGACCTCGTATTTTTTAAACTACTCTCTTTCACAGATTTTGTTGCATCTCTCAGTATATTGTCCTTATCGGACTCTGCTTCGGTTAAAACCTCTCTAAAATTACGTGCAAAACCAACATCACGCACGTCAAACTCAGCTCTGTCACGCAACCACCTAACCCATTTGGACCTTAAAATCCATTCAACTTCCACGCCAGTCAACCCCCAATCAAGAAAAAATTGAGTTAATTTTAACCAATATTTCCACCCGTAAGAGTCATAAGCGAAAGCATTCATTGTGTCTTGAGCAATTGTCTCTGCTGATTCTAATTCCTGCCAACTTTTTTTCTTAATACTATCCAACTGTTTTGATATCTTTACGACAGATTCTCCCCCGTCCTCAATAAGCTCATCCAAGGTTGTACCTTCATTGGAATAGTCAATACTTCCATCGTTAATAACTCTGTGCTCCACAACAGCCTGAAAATCATATGGATTAACACCCTCACTAGCCAAATCTTCATAGCTAACTTCATATTGGTTGACGTCGTCACCTTCCTGTACTGCGATTATGTATCTAAACACGTCTGCAGCAATCAATACTCTTCCTAGCCCAGGCATGTTAAATTCAACCCAATTGGAAAGGTCCATGTTATAGTAATTATCAAGAATTTTATGGTCAATTCTACCTGTCATTAAAATAGCTCGCCTTTGAGTTGGAGTAATATCAGGTATTACTTTCCAGCTCTTCGTTTTTAGACCTGCTTCAACATTACTTGCACTTACCTCTTCCACCTCCCAAAACGTTAATGGTTCAGCACCTGACCCGCGCACCCATCTTCCTTCGAATAAGTAATACCATGCACCTGAATCTTTTGTTTCCAAGTCCGTGGCTGACATATAAGACTCATGGCCGTAGTCGTCAGCTGCGTATCTCTCTTTGGCTAATTCTTTCTGTTTTGCTTCAAGAGCTTTCCATGAGCGCACTCCGTAGGCTGTGAGAAGCTCTTTTGCTGATTTAAATTTGACAATATTTGAGTTCCCGTATTTATCATCCATGTCGGTGAACCCATTAAAAATAATTACATCGTAACCAGAATTAAATTTTTTGTACGAGTCACCGTAAATCTGACCAGCAACCATCTGTGAAACTCTGATAGGCTTTACAAAATAGTAATACAGGTCTTTAACTTTCACAACGTTTTCTTTCCGTATCTTGTTACTATTTTCCCAACCCCACCCTCGCTCAATATCAGAATTATAATCTACTTGCCGAAAATTTCGCCAACTTTGTCTTTTAAGGCTTGATTCCTTTGTCTCGACAAATCCTTTTAAAAGCATTGTGAAGTAATAAAGATCAAACTCTGGAACAATCGCCGATTCAATAGCATCGACACCTTCAGCATTTTGAATCTTTTCTTTAATCTTATTAAGATTTAGCTGAGCCTGGTCAGTAGTTATTTCAACAGCATGCTCTGGTTCAATTTCGTCAATTGCTTCAATACAATATCGTTTGAAGTCTTCTAGTTTACTACTTGCCAATTGCCAAGCATATGAACTTCTGGCTTGCTTGTTAATAGGGTACAAATTTCCAATACCGGTTGCTGACTCTGCTCGCCCATGGTCATTCACAACTAGCGAGGTATATTGGTCCTTATCTTCGCTATCCTTGTAGCTTCTAAACTTCGAGTCACCGCTGCGCCAGGCGTTTAGTTCAATTTTTGCAGGGTCGCCAGTTTTTGGAATCTCATCACCGGTAAACTTTGCATGGTTTGGGATAGTCTGCCCGGTCTCTGCTTTGTAAGGTTTAAAATTCTCCGTAGCAGCTACAGCAAAAATTTGTCTCCAGGGTCTCATTTTAGCCTTTTCAATAATTTGTTTATGAAAGTATAACCTTATCGATGTAAAATTTCGTCTTTTGTCACCAGATACTTATTAGTTTCCAGCTTTGCAATTTCAGCCTTTGAATAGTTTTCATATAACCAAGGCAATTTTTCATGCTTCATTCCAGCAATTTGAACGGAGGATGCTTGCCAATCTTCGTAAGAATCTGCATCTACCGACCCTGATAGCCCTTCAAAGTACAAATGCGCATATTTTCGCACCAGTTTTTGAGTCTCCTCGAGCCGGGTTGACAAATCAGTTTCTTCATTCAAATCGGAAAACGCTGGATTCACAAAAGTGATAGCAAGTAGATGATTTTTATAATCCTTTGAACTCTGTACTATTGCAACCACATACCAAATTACTCTGCCTTCATCCCAACTAAACCTCAGCGATGAAATATTACGTAAAGCATTTAACGGGTCTTTACCTTGCTGCTTTAGAAAGTCATGAAATTCTTCCCAGTCATCTTCAAGCTCACTATCTTCAGCCACACTTATACCTTCAGGCTTTGCTTCATCAATTTCGTCAGCCTCAGCAAACATTAAATGCATTATATACGGAAAATCAATATGCATGAGATTAACTACGTTGTCTATTGCAATGAGCGTCTCCGGCCAAGAATTTTCGTCTGTAAAATTAGTATTGATACTCTGCAAGCCAGCCAAGCACTTATTCATGTCCTGCATGAGGTTCCTCTGAGCCCCTTCCTCAGGTCTACTTTCGCCCGTTCTAGTTTCATCACCGTATATCTTTTCCCAATCAATCGACTCCTGTACTGTTTTAGTAAGGAAAGAAACTGCTTGAGCAAACTGCGAAGGTAAAGATGTCTTAGCAATTAAATAAGCTACATTTTCTTCATCTGCAACGTCCAGCCCCTCTTTCATCTTATACTTTACTTTACTGTAAGCTAATTCATTTTGGTATAATGCAAGTAAATTCCGAGCATGATTTTTAGTGGAAAATTTCAAACTCGTTAATTTGTGAATTGTTAATTTATGCTTGTCTTGGATAGAGTGAGAATTTTCCTGCAGCCATTTTAATAAATGTTCATACTTGCCTTCATCATTAGCAACTTGAATAATAATATCAGCAAACCTCTCAGACTCACCCATCACAAACCCATTAAAATGCAAAAATTCTAAAGCAGCAATAAATCCTGTTCGTTTATTTCCATCTACGAAAGGGTGTGACGTAACGATCGAGTGCACTAGTACAGCTGCTTTTTCAATTATTGACGGGTAGAATTCTTCTTCGCTAAACCCCGACTGCATACGTCCGATTGCCGCTTCAAGCTTTGCTTGACCGCCTTCTATGATTCCGAGTCTACCACCGTAATCGCCAATTATTTCATCGTGCATTTCAATCAAGTCATCGACGTCCGGGTAGTAAACGGCTAGCTCAGCTTCTTCATTGTTTTGTGGTGGGTTCTCATCAGCGATTTGCGAATGGTCTTCCGAACCTTCGGGGTTGTTATTTTCCGTATTTTCTTCACTCGCGTTCTCATTATTAACTCCAAATCTTAAGTTATTTTTAATATACAAACTAGTGTGTTTATAATCACTGCTGTTTTTAATTCTATCGAGTTCCTCATTTGTAAAAACCTCTTCAGGCAATTTAGCCGATAAATACTGGTCACCTAGACCTGCCACAATAACTAAATAATCTTTTACGTCATCAGAAGCAGTCTCTATAGTAAACCAAAGAGCGCTACTCTTAACGTAACTTGGAAAATTTTGTCGCACCCAGTCAAGCAATTCATCTCGACTGCCGACTTTTACTACCCGATAATTCTCTCCAGTTTCAGCATCGCAAACTCCATCTCCCGCTTTCAACATTGTTAGCTGCCAACTAAACTTAGCTGCTGAGTCTTGAATCTTATTTGGAATCAGTACCATAATATGATGCCGAACTTCTGCACCTTGCCTCGAATCAGTCGACACAAAAGCATCTAGCCCATAATTTACTTTAACGGCGTCAATTATCTTTTTAGCAACTAGCAAACCTGCTGGAGACTGAGGAGGGTATTTCAAGAAAATTTTAATAAATGCAGCAGAGCCCCTAACATTATAAATATTCTCTCTTCTAATATCCCAATCAATCAAATCACGAATTACCTCACGTGGCCTTTTCATAATGCTTCTTTGCACGTCCCACTTAAACGCAATACTATTACTTGCTGCAGACCCCGCTCGGTTGAATTCAACACTAAACCCACTTACTCCTAAATCTCGTAACTGACTCGCAATATTTAACGCAATAGCTTTTACCCCACCTTGATGCTGCTTTATATAATTCAATTCATAATCTGCAAAAGTCATGTCTTCAGGGCACTCTTCACTGTTCCACAAAGACTTGAAAGGGTCTTTACTCACGTCAGGGGCTATAATAAGCTTCTCAGAAAATTTGTTTTTAGCATACATTGACCTCCAACCTTCCGGTAAAGAAAGTTCCTCTGAAATAACTTTAAGATTCTTAGGCATTAACCAGGCTTGTCTTTTTAACTCACTGCTGTAAGAATACCCAAGACCGTATTTATTCTTCCTAGCTTTTTCTTCTGCTTTATTAAACTTAAACTTCTCTGCAACTTCTCTTGCTTGAACTTCACCAGGGTCATTATGATATATATCTCCAAACTTATAATATTCAGGATGCTCTTCGTCGGGATAAGCTGCTACATCGGAATGAGTAAGATTGTTTGATGTGAAAAAATTTTGAATTGAATGAACCAACTCATGAATTATATAACGATTAAAATATTTATCTATAAAATATGCTCTCAATTCTGCTGCGTTGGATAAATCTTTTTTACCGGTAGCAAGGTCATGTATTACATTATCATACTGCCAGGAATAATAAAATTCAATTCGATTGGTATCCTTAAAATACTCTGCAATATTACCATACCCGCTCCTACGCGGTAAAATGTCGATAGTAACACTTTCAAGAAAAGCTTTTGCTTCAGGATGGTCGGTAAAAACACTTGCAAAACGAGTTTCAACATACTGCCGAACCTGTATCGGTAATTCACTATACATAATGCCTTTTAATATCTCAGGAAGCTCTTTATGTAATAAAGTTTCTTTTCTTTTGCTAATCTTTTCATACTCTTCTCTTTCCTTACGTATCTCTTCTATAAACTTCCGCTGCCGCTCACGCCAGTCGTCATCTAAATTAAACTTAAAAATATTATTCTCGTCATCATCGCTGTCATCATCGTCATCGCCAAAAAAATAATCAGCAAGTTTTTGAGACCCTAATTTAAGCCCGGTGTTAACCGGCTGCAATAACTGTATCCAAGCTTGAAAAGCTTTTCTTGATAAGGTATCAATATCACTCTTTTCAGAAACATCCTGTAAATTTTCTGCACGGTCGTCTATAAAAAGTGTTTTACCTAAAGGCTTTACGTAGGAACCTTTATTATCAGGAATATTATCTAGCCTCTTAATAATAACGTCGTAATTAAAGTACTTAAGTAAATCAAACTTTTTAAGCAACATAATTGAAGGTTGAGCATCGTACGGTGTATCATCCTTCTCTCCAGCTGACATAATACCAAGATTTCTATCATTATCGGCTAAAAACTGAATCACTTCTCGAACGCCGGGGCTAAGTCTTATGACGCATCCATTTACGTCTTTCACAAAAAAGTCATTTTCTAATGTATAAGGTGAGTCGGTAGCATAAGCCCCTACGCCTGAACCGCTGGGGGAGAAACAGTCCCAAACTACTCCGTCAAGGTCTAATATGACCGTATCATAGTTATTAAAAATCGTTTTTTCTATTTGAATCTGGTTATCCATTCGCAAGTCTCTTAAGGTGTATAATTAACGGCTAATAATTAGTTTCTCTCTCCACCCAACTTTTGCAACTTTTTTCTTAGAGGGGCCTAGAATTTTTGACCTTTCGTCCACAACGATATCTTCTATATGAGTGTCAGGGAATATGTTTTGAGATACAAAATCTTTATACTCATCCAAATGTTTTGCTAACTCTTGAGTTTCTTCGTTAGGGTCGGGAGGTGCGGGGTAATCTACTTCGTATAAATTAACTACAACTCCAGTGTTAGCTTTTACTTTAAAGTTTTTTGTTTGACCGGGCTGAAACGAGCTAAGAAAATCTTTCACTTCTTCGTCTGACATGAAAGATTGTTTTTGCAGTAATTGATTTACTAACGCAGTATCAGCGACTACGTCGCTATCATCAATTGAGTAGTATCCGTTGCCTAAACTAGCAATCTTTTGAATCATCGCACCCTCCAATTCCCCGATTTTTGTAAACCCTATCACTTCACCACTTTTGTCATGAATATGTCCCTGCACCAACGAGTATACCGCTAGTAACAGAAAATCTTTATTTGGCTTTTTTAGTATATCACCTAACTCATTCCAAGTAACCCATATTGTTTTACTCTTCTCCTCATACTCTGTCCCGTCACCTTCAGCTTCTTCCTTCTCACTTTCATCAATATCTATTAAAATAAGAGTTGCTCGCATGTCAGTTGATTTACATACAGGTAAATTGTTAAATACTTCATATATTGTACCTTTTTCGTATTCAACACCAGACTCTTCTTTCAATTCTCGAATAGCAGCATCCTTTGCACTTTCCTTGCCATCAATCTTTCCTGAAATTATCGTATAGTAACTCTTTTCTCCCGTTTCGTCCTTAAGATTATATGGCGGGCACACTTCCTTCCTAATACCAATTTTGTGTTGCCGAGTTTTAACGTCTCCTAGCATCAAAGGTACTCTGCGAACCGGTAAAACAAATACTACGTCTGGTTCGTCTAAAACTTCGTAAGGCTCATCGATAGGGCTGACAAGACTAACCCACTCCCCTTTGTAAAGCGTCTTAGTTTCTTTTTTAGGCATCCTTAATCTCCAAATATGATGTCGGGTAGGAATCTGCTTTAAAACCGACGTACACTCCTATACTAGGGTCGAATGTAGACATCTTGCCTCCCACCTCTGCTATCACAACCCAATGACTATGATTTTTCTCGCCGACAAAATGCAGTCTACATAAAGATAGAGTGTCAAAAACCGTAGTTTTTTTCACTCTCTCTAAACTTGACGTCTTTTCACCTGCTTTCTGCAAAGCAGACATTACGTCCTTAGTAGATGTACCCCCAGTCTTACCGCTAAATAAATTTTTTATTACGTCAGGTAGCGGCCTTCCAGTAATCATAGCAACACACGTCTGCCCACATAAAGAAGATCTTTCAGGTTGATATGTATGCCTTATCGTTCTCACTGTGTTTTTCTAGTTAACCGAGCACATTGATGAGATTCTTCCTTCTTCTTGCAGTATCTCATATAAGTCAATAATCGTGTCCTCACCAAATTCTTTAGCCAATCTACGTAAATATTCTTTCCTGTCTTCGTCTGTCTTTCTTGCAATTTTTTCCAGCTGTTTGGCTGCTGCATACGCTGGAATACCTACGACAGATAATTCAAAGAAAGATAATTTATGATTAAATTCTACGTTTTTTAACGCAATACTCTTATTAGAGTTTCCTTTTAAAATCTCATCAACATCTGCCATACTTGCTGTTAAATGCTTCAACCATTCTGGGCGCAATTTTTCTTTAGTAAGCAAATCACGAACCTCGTTAGCTGTCACAACAGTAAAAGCACCTTTTCGCTTTGTTAGATGTGTACAGTAATCAGAAGCAAATCTTGCTTCATTGCCACAAACACTACATGTTGAGTAAGCAACATTAGTGCCCATACTGCATGTTAACACCTGCCCGCTATCAATCGCTCTAATTATTCTCTTTAACGCATTTTCAGTTTTTATGTTTAACGTTCCAGATTTAGGTAACGTCGTGTCAATGCGCATCAACACTTCAATATCTCCTGCACGTTGTCCGGCCATAGATAGTATAGACGCCCTCTTTTCGTTAAATTTATTACCTGATAAATCAATCCAACGCTGATTGGGTACGTCTTCGGGGTAAATAAATTTATTTAAGTAGGCATCCGGTAAATCACCTATGCTGCCAGCAAGTTGTTCAGAACTATTATGTTCGTGGTGTGCTCTTTTTCCAACGAAAGATTTATATCCATATCCGTCTTCGTCATCTTCGAACCACATGTAAGGAAAAGAATCAGAATTTCCGTTCTGACCGGCAACTTCAGAATTACCAATAGCTCGAAATCTCAAATACCGAAACTCCTTATTGTTAACCGGTATAATCTTTTTTTCATGCATACCAGCAGTTTTTGCCGTTAATGGAACTGCTTGTACAAGTTGCTCTGCAAATTTTACTAACATTTTTTGTACCCTCTAATCGATTATCTCTAAATCTTGTCTGTACATTACCAAGGGAACTGACCCAAGTAACTCACGCATGTTTGGCAGTATCACGCTTACACCATCAAATTCAGGGTCAGTATCCTCCGAAACATAACCAACCTCACCGACCGGAACAACTACGTCTTCTCCATCATCACTTGAAAAAGTGCGATCCTCGACCGGAGCAGACTCCGCAACACGCACTTTAATGCCGGCTTCAAATACTACTTGCCAACTAAATGTTTTACGCCAATTCCTCATTTAGTCCCCAAACCCAAAATCAATCGTATCTGACTCAGTTGCTAACTCGTTACCATCATCAATTTCTTGCAACTTCCCCTCACCCTTCTTCACTTTTAGGTTTGCAGCCCCATCTCCATCGATATGAAGACAAATAGACCTCGACGCACCGACTGAACAACAATATGTAATGAGATTAAATGCTTTTTCTAACTCATCAAGCTGCTCTGGCTCACCAGAAATTGAATACTCTCGTGTTTCACTTTCCAATTTTGTAATGACTGGTCTAAATATCTTCCTCCACTTTATCATCTAAATACCTCCCTAACAATGGCTTTGTCCTCTTCTGTTTTAAGTTTTATAAGCTTCAAGTTCTCAGAAGCAATAAGCCTATCTTCAGTGAGAGCTAACTTCCTAAGTTTTTCCTCTTCGTCTAAGTAAGAAGACTGCGCCGATACATTCGGCGTTTGAGCATTCGCCGCTTCGGGGGGGCCATTTTCGCCAATAGGTGCATTAGGTTCTTCTCCAAAAGTGCCCCCACCAAACGCGCCAGCATCCGCACCCCCACCAGCTCCGAAGTTTAAGTCTCCACCACCGCCGAAGTCACCGCCGAAGTCACCGCCAGCACCTTTTTGATTTTTCGTAAACTCTGATAATCCTAAATTATTTACAGCTTTCGTTCTCTTAGCAGACCTTTCTAAATCTTTTAGGTATGCTTTTTCTTGAGTATCTCTATCTAAGTTAGCTAATCGTGCTAAAAGAGCATCATCTACTAAGTACGGACGCTCTTTTACAAGCCATTTAACATAATTTTTCAAATTCTCATCGGTGGACGCAGACATTGTCCCCCAGTCAAGCTTAGGATAAATATACTCACGAGTTTGCTTTACAGAATTGGCTTGGTACTCCGCGGTTTTATGCCTTACAAATTCCTGAAATTGTTTATTATCCTGCTGGTCTCTTAAAGAAGGGTAAGCACTCAAAATGGATTGCCGTGTCGCTTCTACCTTTCCAAATTTATAACTACTTACACCGCCAAACCCCGCTACGGCTTGTTTCACTTTATAAAACCCACACAAATCAGCAACTGGTTTAAAAATCCCTGTGTGCATAAAACTTTCAAGTTTTAACTGAAAATTAAGATACCGCTGCCTTTGAACTTCGAGGTTAACGTAAGCCTGAGAATACGCACCGCCCACACCTGCAAGCAACTGCTCATGGACGCCAAGTCCGATAAATTTCAATCTATAAACTCTTTCTAGTTCAGGGTTGATAGGTAGCATCTTGCCGTTTGACCCGTAGTACTGAACATCAATTCCATAATGATAAATAATAGAGAAGTTAGGGTCTAATTCGTAGCTCGACATTAACTCACGAACTTCATCTAAAGCTTCGTCACTAGGTATCCAATTATTCTTCTGGTCGCCAACTTTAACAATAGTGAGAGGTACTGCATGACGTGTTGCTAATGCAAAGTTTGCTTGATTGTACCTGTCCTCTAACATTAAAGTTTTCAAAATACGTTTTATAATTGAATGCCCTTTCACTTCATAAGGACGTTTGAAATGCGCAAGATGAAAAACGTTATTTGGGTCTAAAGGTATTTCTTGGTTGAACAGCACATAGTGAATTATTTCTGGCGGTAATTGGTCATACAAAAATCTAGGAGACTGAGTTTGAACAATTCTTTTTAGCCCCTCATCCGGTATCAACTTTATTAACGGATGCTGGTTTACCCAAGTGCTTTCAATTTTCACGTAATCAGGGTTTAAAATTACCAGCTGGTCCCACATGTAATCAGCTTCATTAAAATTACCGAACACAACGCTATTACCAAGCCCATAGTATTCTGATGCAATATCAGTTAAGAGTTTTAATCCGTTAATTCTCTCCCACATCTCTTCGTAATGCTGTTGAATGCCACTATCCTCGCATTGACCTAATTGCAAATCAGCAAGCGGTAAATCAGTAAGCATTTTCAACGCAGCACCTACTATAGGGTCTGTTTCAATAAAAAATCTATAAAGTCCATTTAATGTACGCTCATCGGTAGGAATTGATAACGTGGAGGACGTATATCTCGGGTCGTTAAAAGTTGGCCCGGTACGAGTAACATCTAAAGCCCCTGCTGTCTTTGCTAACTGCTGGGCTCTCTGGATGTCAAGTCTGCTAAAAGTCCTTTTCGGAGTCGCACTGCTTATGCTAGGCTTAATGCGAGCGCTAGCGGCATTAAAGTTATCCGTAGAACTTTCTGCTTCTTTGTCTTTCGTTACTTTTATTATCATAGCTTAACTTTTTATTTAATTTTACTTAGTTACTTAAATTATAACCTTATTGGAGGTTAAGCTCAAGAATCGGTATCTGCTTTAGCCTCTTCTGCCTCTTTTACCCAGGAAGACCTATACAGCACGTAATCATGAGTTCTAGCATAGTCCTTTGCTGCAATGTAAGCGTCTACTAACTTTTCAAAACTAGCTACTAGTACTTGCCAAACATACACGTGCTTGTGTACGACCGTACTCTTGTATACACCCCACTCACGGTTGGCCGGAGTCATAGGAAACACAGAAACTACTGTTTTGCCTGGAAAAAACTTAGCAAACTCCTCTAAACTTTCTGCTGATAGGTATGGAATTGAAGACGTATCCCAACTTAAACTTTGTAAAGTACTTCCATGAAACTTCTTATTTGTAGTTACTGTCTCAAGAGTTAACTCGTCTAATTTCGGTTGGTTGACGGTTGGATTGAAATATTGGTATTCAACTTCTTTTGGCAACAACTTATCTTCCATTGCCGGATAAAGTTTATCGTCTTGATGAAACATTAAAGCCCTATTATCATATTCATCCTTACTTTGGTCTATATCACTAGCGTCTGTGTACGTAAACTCATTTGATAATTTCAGACTGGGTAAGACTTTGCTGCCAGCTAACTTACTCTCCCAACCCCCCTTTCCAACCTCTACCGCTTCCGGCGCATCAAACTCCGCCTCTGCCCATCCCATTTTCAACTGCAATTTAGCCTCTAAAGTTGCTCTTTCTTTTTCGGACATTCTTGTGTATTTTGACTCACTGACACCAAAAAACTTTTCGTGGTCTGGCTCCCACCAATCCATCCAGTACCCTGCTGGCGTTAATCTCGTATCACCAAGCTTGTAAAAGAATTGCCTCCCAGGCCTCTCTAAGTCTTTGTAACCGCTCTCCTGATAAGCCTCTCCAGGGCTTGAAACAATAATTACACCATATGTGCCATCATTCACGTTGGCAAGTATGTTAGCTTTATTTTTAAGAAGATTAGTAATATGCTTTGCAGTGTTTCTTTCATACACGCCCGTGCCAGAAAAACTTAAATTATTGCTTAAAATGTTATGAGCACTCTTTTTTAAAGTCTCTTCGATCTTACCAGTTTTAAAAGCAACTAAATACTGTTTTGCGCCCTCTTCAGGTTTATAATCTCTTGTGTTTCCAAATACAACGCCAACATGCTTGGCTGTCCAAGAGAAAGGTTTTATATCTATTAAATCTTTTCCTTCTTTTTCAGCATGCAAAGTCATATGTGCTGTAAACCCAAATTCTCTTTCCCATGACCCATATACACTTTCAACTGCCTCTACTAACTTAGTGTAAAGTTCTGCGCCTTCTGTTACGGTTAATAATGCAACTTGGCTTTTATCATCATTATTAAACTCAGCCGTACCGCCGTATTTTAGTCTTATTTTCTTATATTTTTTTGCAATGGCGGATATCTTTGACAGTAACATATTATTTTTTTTATCGGTTTGCTGTACGTCTTTCCGATAAATAAAAGTCATATGCAAGTCATCTTCGAGACCTTTTACGCTTTTCAGTTTTTCTCTCACTGAATCTGGAGTCCACAAACAAATGAAAATTGGTTGTTTTTTAGTCATCTTCTATCCAAATGGTGTTAGTGGTCTATCAACATTGATATTACTTGGGTCTTTATGCAACCCTTTCTCAAAATACATTTCTTCTCTGTCAGGATTATGTCTGTACTTAACAATATCGTATCTCTCTTTCTGAGTAGTAGGAGCTTCTTGAACCAACTCGTCAGGCTGCACATCCATGTTCAAAAAGTAATCTTGATTTTCAGCCATATCATCAAACGAAAACTTCAATGAGCCTACTGTTTTCTGATTTTCAGAAGGTCTAACCCAATTTACTTTCACTATATCAGAACTTGAATGATTGAGGTCATTCCAAAAACTTTCATAACGCCCTTTAATCATCTCTTCACTTGAAACTTCTGGTTTGAAAAACTCACCATTAAATATACCATTTTCTATAATATCTATTTTTTCAGTACGTGGCAACGATGTAGGTCGCTGTGACTCTCTATTGTGAGAAGTGGCACTTACATCCCAAAACCTAGGCAACCCGTGTTGGTTTGTTTCCTCAATATCTTTCCAAGAAAACTTTAACGATGCCACCTCTGACTTCGGTGCTCGGTAGTCTGTGACGCTATGGTGTATATTTTCTGGTAAAAGCTGACTTCTATAATCAACCATCTTTTTACCTTCATCCGTCATAATACCAGCTATAATAAAATAATTCTGCCCATAGGTCTTGTTTAAGTAGTCAACAAAAATTTGTTGCATCTCCTTACCCAACCCCCTCCCTCGATATTCAGGTAAAATGTACTGTATCATCACTACAACTCTGGTAAGCGTCGACTCACTCCCCTCATCAACAGAAAACCCAAGAAACCCGACGTCCTCGTTTGTTGTGTCATCTACTAGTACTAAAGCTTTGTCTGCCCCAGTATGAAACTTAAACCCATCTGCTGCAAACATTTTTTCTCTCGTAACCTTCGGAAGCCGATAGTCATTCGCATCCCCCACCTCCCATTTGTACTTCGAGTATTTTAACGATGACTCAATTAAATGCTTTTTAATTCTTTCATCGTAAAACTCGTCAATATAGGTCTTCGCTGCAGTAAGAGCTTTCTCCTCCGACTCAAAATACCCACGTCGGCGTATACATTTCCATTTACCGCCGTTCTTATCTCCGTTTATGTATAACGCATAATGCCATTCGTCCTCACCCTGAAACTCATCTTTAACTCGTATATTAACATTTTTGTAAACAACATCATTCACATTCCTTGAGTCTTGCCAAGATAATTTCAACCCAGCTTCCTTATACTCTCTTGTATACTTACCCGTTTCATCAAATAGATTATCAACATATTTAATCAGATTTAATTTAGCAGATATTTCTTTCACCCAATACTTTACCTTGTTTGAACTTACAAGTGGAAAAATAGCCCCCCAGACTGACCCAGAAATCTTAGAATCAGCTTCGAGTGTCCATGTATACACCATTTCCCCATAAATCTTATCACGGTCTATAGAAAATCGCTTGTAATAAAAACCTGGAAGGTAATATGTTTTGTTTACCTCTGCAGACATTACTAAGTCCTTAAAATCTTGATACGTGTATATCTGAGGGGTTGTGTTCCAAGACAACTTTAAGTTACTTGCAGCAAATCCCCCAGGTAAAATTCCTTCCCCACCTTGCGGATACTCAGTTCCTAATTCTTTTTCTTTCCTTTGGGGGTCTTCTAAATACATCAAATCAGTATTGTAATACTGATGCATGTCTCTGCTACTCTCGCCAGGCCCTTCATTATCCCAATGATCGATATTCTTACGCGTATAATCGTAATCAAATTGAGGCTGTTCAGACGCAGTAGTAGAATTTGAATAATTTTTTGATTGAAATGTAGGCCCGAAGACAATTTGTTTTTGTTTAGTTTTTAAGTCTTCTATTTTACGGATATTAACAGATTTCCGTACTTCGCCTTTTTCATTTAGTAAAACATAGGCACCAGTTCCCGGGCTTCTAAATGACCCTATATAATAAAATCTGCCCGGTCTTGGTGTGCTTGCGTCCTTCATTGAAGCAACCAACTCCCCTGGTATGTATTTTTTTGGCCCGCGCATAGGTAAGCCGCTAGGCGACACAAAATTTACCCACTCGCCAGACTCATATAGGCTTTTCGCCTTCTCTGAAATTTCCGGCTGTGTAAATTCTTCTTGAATTGTTCTAGGAAGTTGCCAGGCTCTTTTTTGTAAACTTGCCAGGTCATTAGTTAAAACTTTTTTTTTATCCTGTGCAGTGAACTTCAAAGACCCGGTTTTATCAACATCTTCCAATTTCTTTGCTTTGTCATTTAACGCTATTAAGGCGTCTTCACCTTTACCTGTCAACTTATATCTCCCCCATGCAATTCTAGTAATAAAATGATTATGCAGTAAATACATAAAAGGCTGCCCGGCAGAAAACCCGAGCATACTAGCTATGTCACCCATTTTACCGATTTCGTCTTTCGAGTCTTTTATATACTGCAAGGCTCGATGAGAAAACCCGTCAATTTGCATCTTTGACTTAGGTAACGCCCAACTAAATCGTAAACTTCCTTCCACTTGTGAAGTTGCTACTCCATTATCAATCAATACGTCTTCACTACCATTTGCATTAACTCGAATTAACTGCACTGAAGTTGAAGCCAAATCATAAAGTTCCCTATACTTTTGCATAGCTTCTTCAAATGACGAATACGTCGGTGTTACAGTATATTCCCCCCTAACAGTGTTAGTAATACCTAATAAATTATTCTCAACAGGAGGGCTTAAGAACTTACAATAATACTTAGCTACGTCATTTACAGCGCTACTAAAACGTAACGCTGATGTTGAGTTTAAATCATCAATTTGCTTCTTTATTCGATTAACGGCAACCTGGTCATGGTTGTTCATCGCTTCTTGTAATTTTTCCAGTTGTTCATCAATAAGTTTGTCTTTTTCATACTGCATATCCTCTTGACTAAACTGTAAATTTTGTAAAATATTTCCGCTATCATTACCTACAGGCTCGCCTGCAGGAGTAACTGGGATATCACCTTCATCATCATCATCATCGTCCGAAAGATTTTGCAATTCAGGATTTTGCAATGTCCTGTCAGGTTGATCGTTATTAGCAGCTAATATGTCTCCATAACCTTCTTCTTGTAACTGAGTTCTTAACCAGTTAA